AACGATCAAGGACACTGGCTGTGCCGTAATCGTCAAATATGTTATAGTCACCGTTGTCCCCTTCCATCTCTCTCAGGGCAAACAAGGCTTCTTGTTCGTCATTCCTGTTCATAGCGGATAGGGTATCACTCCCTACAACTCTCTCTTGAAAGATGCGGGCTGATTTAACAGTAATGTATCGTCTCGCCACTTCGGGCAAGTCCGTGAAATCTAATAAGACAACCACATCAAAGGATAGGTCTTTGCCTATGTTAAAGGTGTGTTGTCGTTTGTCGTATATTCTGCTACCACGTTGAATGTACTCATTCTTAGAACTTCTGTACTTTGATGTAGAGTCAGCTCTAAGGACATTCTGTGGAAGATTGATGTTGCCGTCTGAGTCAGCAACAATAGGATAATTAAGTTCGGTGTTGAAGTTCCAGCCCATAGCTTGAATACTTCTTGAAACTTCATTGAGTATAGTCTCAGCAGTTTCAGCATCTACAAGACCAGAACTCAAAGAGTTAACTGGAGCTTCACCGATAGTAGAAAGCATTGAGTTTACTGCTTCTATTTTAGATGTAGGAGTTGTCATATTTACCTCAATGAAAAAATAAAGAGAGACACCCCCCGAAGGAGGTGTTCTCAAAAGATACAGTTATGCTACTAGAGCGATAGCTGATTTGTTACGTAGTACGTTATGACCCATTGCATATTTAGCAACCATCAAAGTACCTTGACGTTCGATCTGATACTCAGACTCAACACCAAGATCAAGTAGCTTAACAGTAGCAGCAGCGTCTTTAGTGAACATAAGTCCCTTAAGATCAGCGTCACGACCTGCATAAGCAGTAGCTCTGTTTGCTTCGTTAGCACCTGAAGGTGTGTCAGTTGATTGTGCATCAATCGGTAAGTGGTTAGACATAAAGATTTTAACACCACCAACAGTCGGAACTTGACCAGTTGCAACGCTACCGTTACCACCGAAGTCACGGTTGATAGCTGTAGAGTCAGCACCTAGAAGTAGGTAGTAAGTTTCTGGGTTCAGAACACAATACTTCTCACCAGTTACATCGTGCTTGTCGAAAGTTTCTAAAGCTTTGATGATACCGTTAACAACGTCCTGCGCTACTGCACCAGAAGTGCCTTCAGCAGCTACAGTCTTAATGTCAATCTTACCTTTAGCACCAGTAGCACCAGCAGATAGATTAGCAAAGTCACCGTTAGTCCACTGAGCTTCTTGGTCACCGTTACCAGTACCAGTCGCAGCAGAGTAGATTGTTGAGAAGATGTTTCTGTCAGCAGCGTTAGCTAGGGCATTCCCCATTTCGGCACTATAAATCGACCTGACATCATAATGGTTCATGGCATCGTCAATTTTCGGCACAAATGCTGAAGAAACTAACAAGTCATCTACAGTTACTGTGATTTCACTAGCAGGTACTGAACCACCAAAGATGGTTTCGCCCGCTGAGTGATATGCAGCAGTAGTAGTTCCGATAGATGGGAACTGAGCTGACTTACCACTGTTGATTGTGCGAACTCTGTGAAGAGGCATCGCAATGTTTTTTTCTTCAAAAGCAGTTAGGACTTCACCTGAGAACTGCTTGAGGAATAAAGCTCGCTTATCAGCACCTGAGCCTTTACCTAATCGAGATACACTCGCTTCTGTTGTACTATTCCAAGACATAATATTTACCTTTTGTTAAATGTTTAAATGAATGTTTAATGTTTAGTCACTTAACACTTAATCTTTCCGCTTAGATTGTCCCCGCAGGGGTCAAAGGTAATTAATTCTGTGTTTCGTTACTTTTTAAAAAAGCCCCCCGAAGAGGGCATAAAGAGACTATTGTACGTTGCTACGCTCTAACTTAGAGGTAACAGACTGACGGTATGCTGGATCACTCTGGTATCGAGGGTCTCTCATAGCCGTGGTCACTTCTGCCCATGAGCTATAAACACCGCCTGTTGAGTTACTGGATTGTCCTTCTATTAAAGAAGGGTCTGTACCCTCAGCAGTTTGATACTTAGATTGTAATCCTTGTACAGCCAGCTTGACCATATCAATGTCTCCAGAACCTACAGCACGATCAAAGGCAGCGATTTCAGTTTGACTGAGGTTATCGCCAGCCCATGAAGTCATTTGCTGATAAGATTCTTCACCGCCTACGCTTTCGTAAACAGCAGTTTGGTAGTTGTTGGCTAGAGCCTCTTGACCCTGTATCCAACTATTAACCAAATCTTGAGAGAAACCAGCGTCTGCTAACTTAGTGTAAGCATCATCTGATAACCCTCCAGTTTCGTCATACTCTCCTTGAAGAGAGTCGAAGTTAACACCAGCGGCTTCTACTGCTTCTCTAACTTCACCGCCACTAGGTTGTTCATTTGTTTCTAATTCTGTACTTTGTTCATCTTGGGAAACAGTCTCTTCTTCTTTCTGACTCCCTCCCATTTTTTTCTCCAAATTTTGATAGGCGTTTGCCATATCTTCTGGAGATTTAAACTTCTCTGGCAACCAATCAGGACGCTCTTCCTTATCAGGATTATTGTTAGCTTCTAGTTGTTCACCTTTGGCAATCATCGCATCTATGTGCGCTTGTGATTCACCTTGTTCTTCATGTGTGTTTAATTCATCTGTCATAATAGTCTCTTTTAGGTTTACTCTTCTACTGGTTGCTGTTGAGCAGCGTCAGCCATGCCTTTAACAGCAGGGGCTACGCCCTTCTCTGCCATTGCCATCATCTGTTGTTGCTGCATCATCTGTTCTTGCTGTTGTTGCTCTTGCATCTTCTGTTCATCAGACTTTACTAGTCCTTGAGTGTCAATACCAAGAGAAGCTCCAAGACGATCTAAGTAGTCACCAATGTTTAATTCACTTTGGATAACTTCCTGACCAAGGGGTTGAAGCATTTGTAAGAACTGGCTTAACTTGTTTAAGTCCTGACCACGACCAAGAGCCTCAAGACCAGTTACGATCTGCGGCTTAAGCGTGTCTTTAGGGAACTTAGGCATCTTGCCTTCCTTCTGCATCTTCGCAAGCAGGAGGTTGACGAGGGGAACTTGGAACTCTTGTGATAGTACAGAGTAGATACCACCAAGAGCGGTCTCTAGTTCCTGTGCCATGTAGCGTACTTCCTCAGCAGTAACTCGTTCAGCTTGTCGCTGTACAGAACTGTTCAGTAGAAAGGCAAAAGACAAACGCTCTGTTATAGAGTTCATGGTCTCTTGCGCTACACGGAAGTCGTTAAACTTGTTAGCTTGTAAAGTAGTTACATCGTTAGCATCGCCTGAGACAATACCACCATTAGGTGCGTCTGCAATGCTTCGTATCTTTGTAGTACCGTTTGGTCTAACCATAAAGAGAAGTTTAGCACTTGCTGCACTACCTTCTACGATAGCACCTGTTAAGGCTTCTAACGATTTTAAATCACCAACAATTTCTTCACAGAAAGAACGACCATAGTCGCTACCATCTACAGCAATAAATCGTAGTGCCATCCAAGGTAGTTTATCTTCAGTGTAAGTACCTTTGGTGCTAGGTATCATAATGTTGTGTACTTCTTGATGTACTTCGTACTTCTTACCTACACGTTTAACGCAAGTAAATATATCACACTCCTTCTTATTAGTGTCTGCCTGATACTCAGGGTTTTCTAATAGTGTGCTTAGTACATCTTGGGGCAGTGCATCGTAAGCTACTGTTTCCTTAGTGATGATCTTCAGGATGTTGCCCATAGTGTCACGCTGGGTTACATAACGATCAAGTCTAAAGACTTTCATACCACCTTTAGGGGGCATATGTACGAGAACATTACCAGACACAATGAGCTGCTTAAGAGCTTCAAAGGTTGGTACTCGAATAGCTTTTGATTCAATAACCTGTGTTGCTGATCTTTCGATACGAGCCAATGCTTCCTCTGCTTTACCTCTAGCGTCTCCACCCAACTCAACGAGATCATAATCATCAATCGTTAGTCGGAAGAAAGCTTGGTTAGGGGGAAGCAGTGTCATCAGTAATTTAGATGCGAGGTTGTTAACGCCTCTAGCACCTACTGATTGGAAGGGGGTGTTGTACTGAGTAGACCCTGTATGTCCTTCAGGAGGCATAAGGGTGGGGATTGTTAACTCAGCACAACTTCTTGCTCTGGAAAGAAAAGCATCACGATCTGCTGCCATGTTTTCATAGGTCTTGGCTATAGATTGATCGTGCATATTTTGTTCCTTTAGAATCTACCACCGATATTCATACCAGTGTTAATATTAGTTTTTGGTTTAGTAGGTTTTGAGATAGGTTCTGGTTTTTTAATAGTCATGTCTGACATGGGAGCTTTAGGGGCGTTTGCATAACTATTGTTAAGCCTTTCCCGTGACTTTCTATCTTTACGGTCGTTGTACATCTTAGACATAACTAACTCTCCTGCACACATCTTAAGCTCCTTTACTAATTTTCAAGCCTGTGCCACTACCTGATCCTTTGTACTGTGCGCCTGAGCTGCCACGACCAAGTGTACTTTTAGCACCCTTACGTCTTTTCTTTAAACCTGTAGCATTTGAGTCTACAGCGTTCGCAAGTTCTGAGGGAGCTGCCTCTGGTGGAGGCGGTGCTACTACAGTTGGTGGAGGTGGTGGAGCTTTTGGGGTTGATAAACACATAGTTAAATCTCTTCTGGTTGATCGTCATCTAGTATCATTTCCATACGTTGTATGACGGATTGTTGTCCTTGAAGAAAAGCTATATCGTTTTCTGATATACCTCTCCTGTTGGGTAATGTATTAGGAAAAAGTTTCCTTAAATACTCTATTAATTCTTTACTTATAAATACTTTTTTCTTCATCGTTACTCTCTATAGGGGGGGAATAGAGCCAGCCCAGTTATGACGGTAGATGCAGCCAGACGTTGGCGATGATGTGGAGGCACGTTACTACCTCCAACACCGTTATCCAATTTCTATATTTCGCATGAACCTGACGAGCAAGCCAACTCCTGAGTTCCAGTAGTGGTGTCCTCTTTTTCATACTCTCCTAGCCTGTCCCACTCAATCTCTGATGGGGTCTCTCGTTTAAGTTCCATATACTTGTCCTTATCTATAGCTTCATAAGGAGCTTGAGCATATACATGGTCAGTGCGGGGTAGGAAGCTAATGCCTGAGCAACTATCTAGACGTTCCCATAGCCATTGCCCTGCTGCTAGGAACTCATCATCAGAGTAATATATAGTCACACTGGGTTTATGTTCACACCAATGATTCTGATATATTTCCCACAAGTCTAACTGTTGCTGTACATTAAGTTCATTCACACAGGTTGCGCCCTTTGGAGCTTTCACGGGGAAGTCAAACACATAGTTCTCCGTGTTCATTACGTCCTTCTTCCACGCCACACCCGCATCTTTTAGGAATGCAGAGATAGGGTCTTTACCATCGCTTCGTACTCGTCTTATATAATAAGGAGAGAACCTAGCGTGAATACCACTAGCACTGTCTACTAATTGAGACACTGTGCCTGATGGCTTCACACATGTAATAGCTGTTGATTGATTAACACCTAACTCAGCAGCAAAGTGCTTGTTAGTTTGTACTGCAATCTTCTTAAGCTTCTCTAGTGTCTCTTTCAAGACTACAAGGCTACCTTTACCTGATAACAACTTGTGATCCATGATGCCTGTCATACTTACACCAAGTAAACATTCCTCTTCTGTGTTCTTCTTCCAGACAGAGCGTACATACCTAAAGTCTGTTAGTGTTGACTGTAGTGTCCCCAGTATCGTAGCTAGTCGTGTCTTACGTTCTAATGATTCTTGTGTGTCATCAGAGCGTACTACAATCTCAGACAAGTTACATACCTGTGCGGAGCGTAGGATAATCTCACTACAAGGGTTTGTCCCAAAGTCATGACCTATCTCTCTACGTCCGTTTCGCTCTGCTTGTTTCTTTGCAGCAGTACGGGAGAAGATACCACGCTCACCAGCCTTAGACTTATAGAGTGCTAACCACTCTTCCAAAAAGGTTTCATACTCTGGCTTCTCATTGTAGACTGCACTGTTGTTTGCCAAGGCTCTTTGCGTTTGTGTCTCCCACCAATTCCCAGACTTCGCATGACGCATACGGTCATCAGACAAATTAGATAGAGAGATGAGAGCA